TGGGGGGGCAGCCGCGACTGCTCTGCGGTTCGCCATCACATCTCTTGAAGGGATTCGGTCGGTGATCTCTGGCGAGAGCACGACGAGCGTGACCAGTTCTCGAGCCGGTGGCGCAATCAGCGCCGAACCCGCCAGGGGCTTGTCGAGTCAAGAACCCGATCAGACCATCGATACGGAGGTGCCTGGAAGATGACGATCACTCTCGGCCCTTACACGGCGGGCGAGATCCCGCCTCCGATCGTGGTCACCTTCAAGGATTCCTCGGGCACAGCGATCGACTTCTCCGCGGCGGGCCCATGGGCGGCCAGATTCGTCTATCGGAGCTATGGCGGAGCGTTCATTACCCGCACTTGCACGGCGCCCTCTGCTTCCAACGGGGCAGTGACCTATACGTGGGTGGCCAGCGACATGGTTACTGCTGGAGATTACGAGGGAGAGATGTGGGTGGGAAACGGAACCAACCGCTATGACAGCGAGCCGTTGGCCTGGCAAGTCAGGCCGGCGGTGGCAGTACCGGCCCCGGTGATCTAATGGCCTCCCCTTACGCTACCGTCGATGACCTCCACGCCTATCTAGGAGTGGACCCGCCGGCTGACAGTCAGCGCCTCCTAGCTCGAGCTCAGGATCTTGTCGATGCCTCGCTCAACTCTTCTCAGTTCACCACTGACAGCAACGGCAACCCGACTGATTCCGCGACGTTGGCCGCATTCAAGACTGCTTGCTGCGCCCAGGTCGAATACTGGATAGCCAGCGGCGACGAGCTCAATTTGCAGGGGAACTGGGTGCAATACACAATGGCCGGATTGTCGGTGACGCGTTCGGCTGAAAGGCGCCAGTCCCGATTGTGCGATCGAGCATTCGACGCCCTGAGCAATGTTGCCCCCAGTACGACCTTCGGTAGATCCCTGACTCCCGGGAAGCCGGTCGTTTGACGATCGCCCCCTCCCCCGCAGTCCTGCTCGGCCTGTTTCGGCAACGAGCTGACAAGCAGGTCACGATCCAACAGCCGGGCGTGGTCTCCGGGATCAACAGATTCACGGACTGGGTGACTGTGGCTGCGGCCATGGATCCGCAGAGCGGTATCGAGCGGTCGGGGGCCCTTGATCCGACCAACGTGGTTACGACCTCGGTCTACATCGAGTACATCGCCGGGGTGCGTCCGAAGATGCGTCTCGCCTTCGGCGGTCGAGTGCTGGAGATCATCAGCGTGGTCAACCTCCTGGAGCAGAACGTGATCCTCCATCTGGTCACCAAGGAAGCCGTGAGCTAATGCCGGTCTCAATGCAGGCGACGATTATCGGCGGTGACCGCCTGAAGCTCTGGCTGACCCGGGCGCCGCGCGAGTTTCAGGCTGGCCTGTTCGAGGCCACCAAGGCGGCAGTGAAGCTGGAAGGGGATCAGATTCGGAAGGACACCCCGGTCCTCACTGGCGCTTTGCAGGGCTCGATTGGAACCAAGGTTAAAGCGACCGCTGATGGCGCGGAGGGCGAGGTGTTCAGCACTTCGCAATATGCGCGGTTCGTGGATCGTGGGACCAGACAGCACGGTCGAGCTCAGCGGATGTTTGAGCGTGGCGCCGCCGAGACGCGGCCGGCGACCAAGGACATCTATCGGGCGGCGGTGGGCAGGGTCACCTCGAGCTTCGGCAACATTTGAGCGGACAGACCCTCCTCAATGCAGTCGCCCGGGTGGTTGGGGGGACGCAGCCCTCCAACGCTCTGACGACTGCCTCGGCGGGTCCGCCAGATCAGCGCCCGTACTGGTTCAGCGGGCTCGAGACGGGCGACGGCTCAGGCGTCGCGGGCCTGGCCGGCTGTTGGAGTCTGCCGCTCGAGTCGTTGACCAACACCCCGGTGGCGATGGTGCTACCGGATACCGGATCCGACCTCGACGCCTTCCCGACTCAGGGCCATCGCCGACTGGAGAACCTGATCCACGTCCGCGTCCTGACCGGACACGGCGACCTCCAATCCAACATGGCCGCGTTGGTTAACTTCGATGACCTGGTGCAGGCGGCGTTCAACTCCCACATGACGCTCTTCAACGAGCCGAACGTGGACACCGCCTGGTGCTCGCCCGGAACCTATCTCGAGGTGGCCTGGCCGGAGGGCACTGTGTACACGGCGGTCCAGTTCGTGGTCCGCGTCCATCGCAGCATTCCAGTCACCTATTCATAGGAGGTCGCTTGCAGTACAGGTACAACGGATCCCACCCCATCTCCATCCCAGCCTTGGGCCTTGACTTGAAGCCGGGCGACAAGTTCGAGAGCGACGAAAAGATCAACCACTCTGACATCGAGAAGATCAAAGACAAGCCCGCGGATAAGCCGTCGGCGAAGGAGAAATAAGCGGTGCCGCAGCCGAACTGGAAAGTTAACGTGGGCATGGCTAAGGAGAGCACTTGGGGCACGGCGGTAACGCCGGCCACCATCTTCCTGTCCTGCCCAGCTCCGGTGTTTTCAGAGAAGCAAACGCCGGTTTGGGACCGCGGCCTCCGCGGTATCCGCTCCGGAGCTCAGGGCATGATTTTCGCCGATGGTCATTCAGAACTCGACCTCTCCAACATGCCCTGGTACGGCGACGACTCTGGCAACCTCCTGATGGCCCTGATGGGAACGGACACGATCACCGGTGCCGCCAAGACAGGCACCATTGGCGCGGTTTCGATCGGCGCGACCTCGGTGACTTATACCCCGGGCACTGGTGGCGCGAGCGTCACTGGTGACATCTTCAAGATCGATGCCGGCCTACCCACGCAAGAGATCGTGGTTCCGACCTCGATCGCGGCCAACGTCTGGACGGTCCCGGCTTCCGGCCCGAACAGTTTCAAGTTCGCGCACACGGCCGCGGCGCCTGCGGTGAGCCTGTTCACGCACACCATGACCGTGCTCAACTCGGCCAACCCTCCCTCCTACACCTTCCAGAAATACGACGCGCTGATCGCCACCGCCCGCACACTGGCGGGCGTCTATCTGGAAGAGGTCACGCTCAAGTTCGCCAGCCCGGGGATCCTGACCGTGGACGCCAAGGGTCGGGGCAAGATGGGGACCAACGTGACCGCGCCGACGGCGGTCTTCTCAACTGAGGTCTTCAATGTGCCCTGGCAGGCCACGTTCACTGTGGCCGGAGTGGCCAACGCCCGAGTGGTCGATTTCACGGTCTCACTCAAGGCGCCAGTCGATCAGATTTTCGGCATGGCTGCCACTCAGTCGCCGACCGCAGCCGTCCCTGATCAGCTCACCGTCGAGGGCAGCTTCTCGGTCGTCCCTGACGACTACACCGAGTACAACTACTATCTCAACAACACCCAGCCCTCGATCCTGCTCGCGCTTGACAACGGAGCCACCAGGACGACGCTCCAGATGTCCAAGGTGGGCATCACCGAAGAGACGCTCCAGCATGACAAGAACTATTCGATGATCGCTGGCAACTATGAGGCAATCGCCAACAGCACCGACGCCGGGACCGGGAACGCGCCCCTAAAGGCGACGCTGAACAACCTGAAGGCAGTTGCCTACTAATGGGCTATCTGAAAACCCCCGGAAGCGATCAGCTGACGCTGCCCAGCGATCCGGCCTATTGGGTGCGGATGAAGCAGCGCGCGTCCTGGGGCGATTCCTCTGCCGCTCAGAGCGCCATGGTCAAACTAGCTCCGACCCAGGGGGGCACGAACGGCAATGGGGCTGCTCCCATGGAAGTCCTGAATGAGGTCGAGCTCAAGGCCTACCTCCACACGCTGGTGGTCCGCCTCGTCGTGGATTGGAATTTGACTGATGATCAGGATCGCCCCCTGCCGATCAGCCTCGAGACCGTCGGGCAACTGAACCCGGAAGACGGGGATTTCCTTGCCTTGGAAGCTCAGAAGCGCCTCGGAGGTAGACCGGCCGCTCAGCAGGTCCCTTTCGAGAATCCCTCTGGTCAGCACTCAACGGGTATGCAATCGCTACCCCGGAAGTCGAGCAGGTAGTTAACCAGTTCGCCCTCTGCGATCGCTTCAAATGCACTCCGCGCCAACTCGAAGAGGAGTTCTATCCAACTGAGTTTGAGGATTTCTCATACATCCTCGAATCGATGGCGAAGATCCAGAAGCGAGACGAGGAGCGAGCCCAGAGAGAGGCGAACAGGAGCCGACGATAATGGAAATCTATAACCTCGAGGTGCTACTTCACGCCAAGACTGCGGGCATGGCGGCCTTCAAGGAAGCCGAGAATGGATTCGTTGGCGTGAGTAAGGCGGCCCTCGCCGCCGGGGCCATACTCGCCGGCGCAGTCGTGATCGGCGCGATCGAGGCTTACAAGAAGACCGAGGCCCTCGGTCAGGCCGCTTACGACATGGGGGAGAAGTTCGGCCTCAGCGGGGGCCAGGCGTCGGGCTGGATCTCGGTCGCTCAGCAACTCGGCATCTCTGGCGATAGCGTCGGGACCGCCTTCAAGTTCATGAGCAAGAACGCTGAAAACATGCGGCTGACTCTGGAGGCTACCGGCAAGGTGCCGCCGATCCTGGCCCAGGCATACAAAGACCTGGGCGTGAACGTGCTCAACTCGAGCGGCCACATTAAGAACAACAACGACCTGATGCTCGACGTGGCGGATCGTTTCAAGGCGATGAAGGACGGTCCCGAAAAGGCGGCTCTGGCCGTGAAGCTCTTCGGCCGCAGCGGTTCGGATCTGATCCCGGTCCTCAATCAAGGCCGCGATGGCATCCAGAGCATGATCGACCAGGGCGTGAAACTGGGGACGGTGATGAGCACCGATCAGGTGGATTCCATCCACAAGGCCTTCCTCGCCCACAAGCAATTCGACGCGGCACTGGAAGGACTGACCAACAGAATCGGTATGGCCGTGATGCCGATCATGACCAAGTTCTTTGACTGGATCACGAATACGGCCGTGCCCGCCGTCGGCCGCTTGTCGGCGTGGTTCATGGCCCATCTGTGGCCGGCCATCATGCAGATTGTGGCCGCGATCGGGCAATTCGCCCACGCTTTTATGGGCTTGATGGCGCCAGCGATTCAGTACATCCGCGACCACATAGAGGATCTGAAGCCGGTCCTGATCGCCCTGGGCGTCGCTTTCCTGGTTGCGATCGCCGTGGTGGTTCTGGTCATCGCCGCGGTGATCGCGATCGTGATCGGCCTAGCCGTGGCTGTGGTTTGGATGGCGGGTCAGGTCAAGGCCTACATCAAACGGATGCAGGACGATTGGACCTCGCTAGTCGGCTTCATCCGTGGCTTACCCAGCGCAGTTTCGAGGGCGGCTAGCGGGATGTGGAACGGCATTTGGAATGCTTTCAAGGCAATGCTGAACATGATTATCCGGGCCTGGGACAGCCTCCACTTCACGATCGGCGGCGGCAACTTCGCCGGGGTCACCATCCCCTCGATGACGCTCTCGGTCCCTCAGATCCCAGTTCTGGACTGGGGTGGCGTGGTGCCCGGTCCCGCAGGCTCGCGACAGATCGTGGCCGCGCTTGGCGGTGAA